CAGTAGCAGTTATTTTACCTGTGCTTGGGTTGTATGTTAATGTTCCATCTGATTCTAGTCCAAGATTGCCACCATCAACATCTCCACCAGCAGTAAAGATAATAGCATTACTTTCATTTGTAGATTCGTTGTCTGTGATGGTAACCGTTGTTGCGAGTGTGGCTAGTGCAACTGCAATATTGGCACTACCATCAAATGAAGTTCCACCAATGGTTCTGGCAGTTTCAAGTGCTGTAGCAGTTGCAGCGTTTCCAGTTGTGTCCTGATTGAGTGTGCCAATAACGAAATCTAATGTGTTATCCGAATCGTCATATGTTACTGTGATATTTGTTTCTGTGTTGGAACTAACCATTGCTCCAACTGTATCAGAAATAGTTTCTGACAGTGAAACGCCATCAATCGTTAGTGCATCGGTTTCCAAGGTTCCATCAACGTCAACATTACCTGATATATCTAATGATGCAGCAGTGACTATGCCTGTTGTTGTTAGATTTTCATTACCAAAATTAATCGCACCAGAACTATCTGTAATAGAACCAGCAGCTAATGCAAGAGTTCCTGCATTAAAAGTGGTTCCCGTTAAAGTCGTGATAGTCGCAGATGATTGTGTTCCACCAACTACTCCTGTAATTGTTGGAGCAGTTAAAGTCACCACTGTTGCAGTTGCACTAATGCCGGTAGACAAAGACGATGCATCTCCAATTAGAGTATAAATCTCTAAGAAGTTATCGTTAACTTTATCTGCGGCTGCCCGTAGGGTATCCCCTGTTCCGTCATTTGCAGCACTACCTAATCCAAGTAATTGCTTTGCCATTTAATTTACATTCTCCTACTTCTATTTATAATCATGTAGGGTCACCAAATGGATTAGATTCCGTAAAGTCTAGAACTGTATCATCTAATGTATCAAATAACTCATTCTGTGCAGTCTTGTCAACAGAGTAATCTCCAACTTTAAAAGCTTCTTGTAGTAAGTAACTAGTGTCACCACTATCTGCTGCATTTTCAAGCATAATACTTTCTCCCCAAGACGATGGGTCTACACTCTGTATTGTACTGTCGGTAGTAACATTATTTATATCAAGGGTGAAATAAACATTATCTAGTGTAAATGGTTCACCAATTATACTTTCTTGTTCTAAAGTAAACTGATATTGAGAGCTCTCAATACTCAATGCATCCTCAATCGCATCAATCTCAGCAATACCAGTATCAAGAGCTTCTGAACCGTAATCGAACAGACGGCACCGCATCTTGTAAACTGGATTATTGTCTAACTGATGAAAAGGATCATCATGATCTACAAAGTTAATCTCAAACATTTTTTTAAGTATTGGATGATAAATTGCATCACCCTCAAAAGGACGGTCTGCATCAGTTGCATCAGTTTCATTTAGAATATAAAATATCTCGCCCTCTAGTTTAGATGTCGAGAGTGTACCAGACTCCAATTGAATAGAACCAGATGATGTTGAATCTGTTGCTGCTTCAATCTGTAATTGTTTTGTCTTCTCTTGGAACCGTGTTTTACTTACAACGAAGGTTGCTTCACTTAGGTTCTGCAAACCAAACTGAGACATCAGTTCTTGTTCTCCAGCATATCCGCCACCAGAGTCTTCCATATACATTTCGATAAGAGATTGGGTGTTGAACTTGGACAGAGAGTCTTCACCAAGAACAGTGTCCTCTGCAACAAGTGTGCGGTCAAGATAATATACATCATGGCCATGAATTTGAATTGCTTCTACAACCAAGTTGGCGTATAGTGATTGTTCAGTTGCAGATATTTGACCTGTAGTCATCAGTTTACACTCCCTGCATCACCAAATGGATTTTTCTCACTGAAGTCCAGTACTGTATCATCTAATGTATCAAACAATTCGTTTTGTGCGGTCTTGTCATTCACATAATCACCAATATAATAGTCTTCCTGTATGATGTACTCATCAGCACCTGTTTCAAGTAGGATACTCTCGCCACCAAGTGTAGTTTCATCTTCACCGATAATGTTATCACTATCTGTCTCATCCAACAGTAGACCACTTTCACTAATATTATGATCAATCCTGATCTCTTGATTAATGGTAGTTCCTGTTGCCTGTTCAAGTGTCAGTTGATAATCAGAACTTGCAGTTGAAAGAGCAGTTTCAATCGCATCAATCGCAGCGATACCTGTATCAAGAGCTTCTGAACCATAATCGAACAGACGACAGCGCATCTTGTAAACTGGGTTAGTGTCCAACTGGTGGAAAGGATCATCGTGATCCACAAAGTTAATCTCAAATAATTTCTTGAGTGTTGGGTGATAAATCGCATCACCCTCAAAAGGACGGTCTGCATCAGTTGCATCAGTTTCATTTAGAATATAAGATATTTGACTGTCAGATACCGTACCGGATTCCAATTGAATAGAACCAGATGATGTTGAGTCTGTTGCCGTTTCTATTTGTAATTGTTTTGTTTTTTCTTGAAACTTTGTCTTACTTACAACGAAGGTTGCTTCACTAAGGTTCTGCAAACCAAACTGGGACATAAGTTCTTGCTGTCCGGCAAAACCACCACCAGAGTCTTCCATATACATTTCAATGGAAGCTTGTGTATTAAATTTAGATAATGAATCTTCACCAAGAACTGTATCTTCTGCAACTAGTGTGCGGTCAAGATAATACACAGAGTGTCCTCTATGATGAATAGCTTCTGAAACTAAATCAGCATATAAAGATTGTTCAGTTGCAATTGCAGCTACACCACTTGTATGAAAATGTTTATTAACCGCCATTAATTATCCTATCATATAATTAACAGGTAACTCAAAGGTAAGTTGAATTTGTTCTTCCAACTTATTAATCTCTTCCTGTGCCTGTGAATAGATAGCCTCGCCATTCATAGTGACACCACCAAGCATAGCAACACCACTGAACTTGGATAGGTTTGCACCCCACTGTTGTTTAATCAAAGCGGTAGCATATCTCTTGAGGAAGATATCATCATAGATATCTGTGTATGTTGTTGGGTCTATTTTACGATAACATTCTATAATGATGTAGTCTACATCAGCAACAAAGTCATTCGTCCAATCTCCGTCAATGTAAAGACGATTCTGGTGTTGGTTAAATCTAATTGGTGTTTCTCCAACGAGAATGTGTTCTAGAAGGTCTAGGTTATCCATCGCCATCTGATACTGAATGACAGAGGTAGAGGACAGGTCATACAGGTCATTAAGGCGCAACTGATAACGAATGTCAAACATGTTACTACCGCCACCCGTACCCGTGAATGGCCAGACCTGTATTACAGACACGACAGCAGAAGGCATTGGAATATAATTATTGCCCTCTAGGAAACTTCCTGTAACAGAACTATCTACGGTATCTGCCGAAGTAGTGGTTGTATTTGCAATCCCACGAGCGACATCAGCAGTTGTAATTAAATGTTTAAGATACATCTTCTCAATACCATCATAATGATACTGGGCAAAGTATTGAAGCGCTTCATCAATACGGTCATCCACCTGATCATCTGATACGTTAATATCGATAACGCCATCACCTAGTGCGCGTAGGCAATAAGATTGAAATGTTGCTTTAGTTGTGGGTATGGCCATGAAGTTATCCTTTTTTATATATAACTTAATTTCTAGTTGGGATTGTTTTATTCAGCACAATGAAATATTATTTGATAGAACAAATAATATTTGTGGACCACAAATATGCCATTTTAGTTCTCTTTCACTAGTTGTTTTAAAAGAGACTTAATTTCGTGCATTTCACACTTCAAGTTATTGATTTCCCTAGCAGTTTCTCTGATTCCATCTCTCTGTCTTTGAGCTTCTTCAGCACGTTTTTTTGCAGTATCATAAGCAGACTTATTTGTATTTATTATAGCATGGCTATGATTATCCCTGCTCAAATCTGAATGTCCCTCTACTTTAAGAAGTTCACTCATTTTATGTTGCCAGCGCCAGGACTCTGAGTTGTTTAATTCTAGGTGGTCTAGCAGAGTTTGTTGTTCTCAGAACAATCTTGATTTGGAATGCAATAAATTCATCTAATTCAGTTCCAACACCATCATCAGTTACACCAGCGGTATATTCATATTCATTAAACTGGTTTAATGAAATAGACGGGTTAACAGTAACATCTGGTCCGCCAGACCCAGCAACCGTTCCATCATCATTGAAGAATTTATAGTCTATTTCATCAAAATCAAATGCATCATCAACACGCAAAGTCTTATACAACACCTTAATACTAGCAGCATTCTCTCTGTTCGCATCTAAAATAACTCGTAACGAAGTTGCGGGGTTCTCTAGATTTATCTTCTTGGTTAAATATATCGCGGCGTGATTATCACCTTCCGGTTCAGTCATTGCAGCATATATAGATGTTGGGTAAACATCAGATGAAGAATCGATTACATTTATCTTGTTCGCAACAGCAACCATAGATAGCCGTTGCGTGTCAATAACAGGAGATACAGCATCCAGTTCTGATGATAAAGTAATAGGCATAGTAAGAGACTTCACACCAGCCATTTCATTTGTTTCATTAATACCAGATGCTACCATATAAGAAGTTGGCCAATAATAATTATCTTCCAAAGGAACTGTTGCAGAAGTTGTAGATTTTGTAAATGAAGTTTCTGATCCACTAGGACTTGTTGAAGTTGTTCCCAGAAAACCTGCAGCCAGGGAAGTTTTTGTTGGTGTCAAAAGACCCATGTTTGTAGTAGAAACATCATACTGGGCATTTTCTGTTGCAGTAACAACACTACCACCAAAGGAAGATATACTACCAGCGCCATCGACAACTGGTGTAGTTGAAAGGGTGATGGTATAATCATCAATACCAATATTACCTATCGCAGTGTGTGTCTTATTAATATCGTACAACGGCACCTTATGAAGTTGATATAATTCTACAGTTGATCCATTCGCATGGGCCGCGGCAGTTGTACTATTTGCAGCCCGCGTGGCGCTGGTGATGCCCGTTCCAGAGATAGTTTCATAACTAATGATCTCGTCATCTATCTTAATATAATATACGCTGGATGCGTCCCTAGAATATTTACCGCTCGTATCATCAAAGTTTGTTCCATCTGTTAATGTGATTGATGTTGCCACGGCAGTAATAGCACCATTAAGGGTAGTGGATGCGCCAGACTCAACACCAGTAATAGTGACGTTATTAGAGGCACTATACATGCCGTGATGTGGATGAATAATTCTCAAAGTTGTGCTGTTATCAAGCATTTCTATAGGATTAAGTCTAAGTGTTTTTGAAGGCAAATCTTTATTCTGTAGAGTAACTAAACCAGCAGCTGTTGTGTCAAATTTAGCACGTTTGAGTGAGAACTTCATATCCTGTGTAGGAGAAGGAACCCATAAGGTATTATTTGAACTCTTAAAAAGAACACCAACATGAGGTTGATCTGTAATCTCATTTCCAGATGTATCTTGTGTTCCTAAATCAGAAATCCATACTTTATAGTCTGGTGTATTTGTTAGAAGACAAATAGAATATTCTGTTCCACCCAGTACATATACAGGAGAGTCAAATGTGAAAGTAGTCGCCGTATTTCCATCGTCAGAAAGCGAAATTTCAGAAGATTGTAATGTCTTTCTACCGAAGGGCAAAATCTTTGGGCCCGGACTGCCATTAACTACATTACGAATTTCCATTGATACAGGATAAGTATCATCTTTTGCAGAGAAAAATATATCACACGAAGTTAAAAATGCACCTGCAACACCAGCTTCAGCCTCACTGCCCAAAACAATAAAGGTTTGTGCCAAAGGGTCGCCGCCGTCATCGCCGTCATCACCTTGATCAGGCAGGCTACCTCCGACCAATATTCCACTTTCCTGATTTAACGCAGTTGTTTTTACAATTGCATTTCTTGTAGAAATAATAGTTTCTTGCTGAGTATCCAATATACCTTGAGCAGAATATACCGCTTCAGCATAAGTTTGTCTAGCTACAATTTCATTTGTACCGTCACCTACTTGAGCATTATTCACGTTTGATGTTAGAACAAACTCAACATCACCAGTTTTAAACCGTATATTACCAGCAATTCTTGGATTAGGGATAAGAAATGTACCTTCACAGTTACCAACAGCATCTGTGACTAGAGTGCTGCCAGCAACAGGGGTCGCAACATCAGAGAAATTTAAATGTGTAGTTCCTATTGCACCACTTGAAGCAGGAGTAACATGAGCATTAACCACCCTCTTATCAAAGTATACATACATCTTCGTAAAAGGTTTTAGACTTTTTGCTATAAAGGTTATTGTTTTTGACCGAACATATGGAATAACAGTTTTAGCAACAGACTTAAATCCATTACTTGTGAGTTCAATATTTTCAGTTACTTCTGTTAGAACACCAGTTCTTGATTGTTGACTAGCATTGTAATCCCTCATTACCATCGTGTTATTCCTTTATATTTATTTTTATTAGCTATCATCAATCTTCTTCTCCGTCGCCACCATCGCCGCCGTCGTCGGAATCGTTGTTGTTGGCGCCATCGTTATCAATACCATCATCCTGTTGAACCACTCCCTGCCAAGTTGTTTGCCATGCATTCCAAACAGCACCCATGTTATTACCAACACTAGCAACAACAGCATCATAGTTACCTTCTACATTAATAACTAGTTCTGGCGCAATATCTGTTTCCATCCAGTTATCTTGAGCTGGGTCTATTGTTACATTTCCTTTCCATGTTGCAGTCACATATGGAGCAACACGTTCAACTGTACTCGCAAAAGGTTGTTCTGTTAAAACAACTTCTGTATAAGGTAGAGTGAGAAGATCGCCTGTCTTTTGATAACCAGCAGATGTTCTTGCTGCATCTGTTGTTACATT